TCCGCCTCTAACTATCTCGGCGTAACCCATTACAGGTGATCCGCTAGCTCAGGCTTAGGGGTGTACCAGCTACCGGTATTAGTTTGTTTCTGCCATATTGGAGCACATTGTTTAGCCTTAACTCTTTCAGTGCACATATAGCCGCGCCATTCTTTCCCAGTACTCTTAGCTGATCCTGTCTTAAAGATCATGTGCCCGTGATTACAGATAGGGGATTCTTCTATTTCACTGCCACCTAATTGATCTTTAACTAGCTCGAGCGCAGTACCTAGAGGATCTGGAATAGTGGTAGAGGTAGTTTTAACGCTAAAGCCTGACCATTCGGAATCAATCTTCCCGTTATTTAACCTCTGTACTTTTTCCATATCTTGTTTAGTACTGCGCTTTTCTGAGCCAAGTAGAAGGCCCGCACTGCGCCCATAGCTGGACGTAATGCAATTTTCTACCCAGAAATCACGGTTTACACCGCGATCACTTCTAGCTTCAAAGGCCACATCTACGGCGGCTGGGTGTTCATCGTTAGCATCTCGATAAACTTCGGTTACTGCATAGACATAACCTTTATCAAAATCGATAGCTAGGTCGCGGATATTGAAGCGACATAGGGGATAGTTATCATGGACCCGGCGGATACGTGTGGCTACGTCCTCATAGCCTTCTAAAAAGTTACTCACCGAAGGTTGCCTGTGCGTAATTAAGTTGCTCGCTAAGGGGCCAAATAGTGCCATCGGGCCATCTAGAGTTTTCAGCTCTGCATGTTTCGCAGTAAGCTCGCTCGATTCCCTTTGATTTTGTAATGGTGCTAATAACAACAACGACGGCCTGCCGTCTTGCTTTATCATTTAGCGAGCCGTCTTTCGCTTTTCCCCAGCGGCCTTTGCAGTAGTCGCAATAGCGGCCTACCTCTGCTCTAGTTATTTGACCCATCATCGGGCCGCCTTGTCCATATTACGGCGCCATTTAAGAGAAGTAGCTAAGCCATATTCTTTACCTTCTTTGAATCCCAGCATGAATGAAGCTGTGAATACGATTAATAGCACGAATATAAGTGCTAGTACTTCGATAGTTTGCATTTATGTAGCCCTTACTATCGATAACTCGGTGTTACCGATAATAGAAGAGTAAGGCTTTGCACTGACAATAGGCAAGAACCGACACGCAGGGGCTATACCTTAGGTTTATCCTTAGGCTTTAGGCCGTTACCTGCTAGCACTCCGCCAAGTGAACCAGTTAAGAATATAGCTAGAGTTTTTAGCAGATCTATAAAGGCGGCATCGTTCGGCGCTTGGGCTCCGATAGGTTGAGTTACGAAGATTAGGGCGTACACCACTCCAACACTTACTATAAAAAAGGTAAAAGCTAGGGTTGCACCGATTAACAGAATTAACCGAGCATGTATCTCTTGCGGATCTAGGCGATCTCTATGCCTTTTCTTTAATGGCATCGCCGAGAATATCTGCCGTGCAGGTACCGGTAACTTTGCACTGTGGCGGTTTGCATTCAGGATTTTCCCAGTTAGCGTATTCTTGGCATTCATATCTAATCCACCCTTGATAACCACAGCTAGTAAGGGTTACCGATAGGAGCAATAACCCTACTAGCCACTTCATTAACTTATTTAGTACGGCCGAACTCAGTAGCCGAAGTATCGAGATACTTTAGTACCGGTCCAATAAATCCAGAGATTAGCGCGTACGCCAGAGTTTTAGGATCTGTAGTACCTGCCATGTATAAAGCGCCAGCCGAAGCTAGCGAAGCCCTAAGCCATGATAAAAACATTTGTTTAGTTTTCATGTTTTAGTCCTAACTTGATAATTAACGCTGAGGCTTTCTCAGGCGTTAAATCTATTTCCCAGTGCATCTCATCTTTCCTATTCTGATAATCGCCGCCCCATTTAAGGCCGTATTTCTTAGATAGTGCCCGGATCATTGGTACCTTTTCAGGTGGGAAAGTGCCTATAAGTCCTAAAGCATGTTTAGGCGCATTAAGATCTATAGCTGTACCGGAGCTGTGATTACTTAGCTTCTCAGTTTGTCCACGAATAGGGCGAAAGGCGTAGCCCCAATCATCTAGGGCGCCTTCATCTATCGGCTCTATTAGCTTATGAAACTCAGCGGCGAAGCCGATTAATAGGGGAGCGCAGGCACTAGCGCATCGCAATTTAACCTTAGTGCCTGGTACTTGATAGCTCTTAATATCTATCTCGGCTGGATCTTTAGAAGCCTTCCAGCCGTTATGAGAAATAAGCATTAATTATCCTTTCTATAACACACTTCCTCAAAATTGTGCTATAAACCTAAAGCCCTTAAATCATCTGTAGTTAAACCAAGTGCGGCGAGTTTGTTTTCGGCTGCTGCTTTGGCTTGCGCTTTGGCTTCGGCTTCGGCTTTACGGGCAACATCTGCTGCCTGATCTATTTCATATTGAGCAAATTCCTCATCATTCATTTCGCGATCAATAAACTCATTGTCTGCGCTGTAAATTCTTACTAAAGGTTTTTTCATTTTATGATACTCCGTAAATGTAGGCGTTTCCATTGGACATTGTGCCACTACCAACCGCAAATGTTAATGTCGTAATTGCTGCGCTGTTGTCGTAAACACCATTTATTACTGTTGCTTTTTGAGAACCTTCATAACCAAAAAATTGCGCTGTAACATAAGTTTCGTCTGTGTCAGTATAACGAACGATCCAAAAATTACCGCGAACTCTTTGACCAGCACCCGTTGCTGTTCCTATATCATTTAATTTAAGTTCAGTTTGAGCACTTGTAACGCTTCCAGATATTGTAGTTGTTCCAGAAGTTGTTACAACGTTTCTAAAATAATTAGCACCAGAATCGCTATTCATTCTTACATAAAAATCTGTGTTTGTTGAGGCAGTTGCATTTTTCACTACAACAAATAAGTGTTTGTAAGTGCCTGCTATTGATGAAGAAGTAACGCTGGCGCCAGATAGAGTTAAAGTTTGTATTAAAGTCATACCACCTGCAGGCGTAGCCCATTTTAGTCCAGTAGCGGCCGTGCTATCGGCAGTAAGTACAGTGTCGTTAGCACCTACAGTTAATTTAGCGAAAGCGTCTGCTCCAGTACCAGCTACTAAATCACCTTTAGCATCTATAGCTGTAGCCATAGAGTTAGTTACGGTAACGGTGCCAGAAGTGCCGCCGCCTGATATACCTATACCAGCGGTTACACCTTCAATATCACCGGTAGCACCTGAGGCTACCCAAGCCGCACCGTCGTAATACCATAGGCCGTTAGTATCTTTAGTAAAAGCGAATTGGCCTTCTTGCGGTGAAGTAATTGCGGCATCTCTAGCGGCCGCCGAAGCGAACACTAAAACACCTTGCATTAGATAACCATTTACGTCGCCGGCGGTTAGTACTTCACCGGTGGTAAAGGTCTTAAAGCCTTGTCCAGCTGCCATTTTTTCTCCTTAGTAACTTAGTACGTTATTGTCTAAAGTGCCGTAAATTGCATTACCTAAAATCAGGGCATCAATTACCGGCTCTAAAGTAGTGAATAAAGTTTTGAAGCTATTTGGTGTTATTGTGTTTTGAACGCCGAAAATCTGTAGTGTTTTAGTTAGCGTGGATCCGCCGGGCTGTGTAGTGCTAACAGTTATAGGATCAAAGAAGTCTAGATCTAAAGCGGCTACGATCCCAGCATCATAATTAGGGGTATATAAATCTAAAACAATAGAATCCACGCGAATAGAAGTTTCGGCTCTACTAGCTACGTAAGCCTCTGCGTAGTCAAGTGCTACGGAATCGCTCTGCATTAAAAGGTTATCTAAGAAGTAACTGTGTAGAAAATACTTTTCAATACTTGCGGCGTTATCTGCTACCTGAGCCGTGCCACCTGCTCTAGTTATAGTGGCTTTATTAAAAACTAATACATCGTTCAAGATCCACGCCGCATCGGAATAACGAATACCTGCGCCGGTATCTGAGAAAACTGTAGGAGTGCCGCCGATAGATCCAGCCGTTACGTTGCGATCTTGAAATACGAAAGAGCCAGAGGCATCTACGTAGAAGGCCCCGTACTCGCTATCGGTAACAGTTTGTAGAGCGGCTAAAGAAGTACGGTTAGTGCCCGGATCATTTTGTAAAGTAGTTAATCCTGCATCTACATCGCGCATAGTTGCAGGCCAATTAATTTGATCTAGTATCTGATTAATCCGAGTGCCTGATAAATTACCGGCAGAGGCTCCAGCTACGGTAGATATCTGCGCTAATTGGGCTAACCTAAAAGCATCTACAGCTTGAATAGTCGTATAAGCGACATCGGCATCGGCTTCTTTAGGATAGGTAGTTACATAAGAAGTTATGAATCCCGAAAAGATCGGATAAGTGATGCCTAAAAATGTAGCTGTTATCTGGACCTTTTTCATGGGTGTAAGTAACTCGTAATATGGCCCGGTTACATTCTGAGGATTAAAATCGCCATTCTGATCTACTATGCGAAGCGTTAGCGTGCCGGTCTGAAATTGATCGGATAAAGCCGTGCGACCACGCCTAGTTTCTATTCTGTTAATTTGATTAGATACGTCCACGATTACAGATGCCGAATCTGCTAATACGTTAGTGCCTAGTATTCCCTGATCTAAGATCATCGATTGGGCGAAGCTTGGGCCAGTAGAAAAGTTAATTACGGCGTTTACTGTAGGCACGGCCATTAGGACAAGCTCCCAGCTGGGGCAGTGTTAAATCCGCTTCGGCCTGCTACCTGAATACTTTCAGCTACTAGTTGAGCGAACTTATCGCCAGACGGTGAATCAATTCTTACGTTTACATCTACCGACCTATTACCGCTTTCCCTAGCTCTTTCGGTTGCGATCTCGGATACGTTCATGCCTGAATAGCCAGTAGTGCCTACTAACGAAGTAGCTAATTCTTGAAAGTAACTAGCTGTTAATGGTGTAAATGTAGAAGAAGAAGAAGAAGTAGTAGAAGGTGCCGTAGTTTTAACTCCACCTAAAGAAGCTATGAAGGCCGCGATCTGTGCGTTTAAGGCTCTAACCATCTCTAAAGCTGTATTCTGTAGGTAGTCATCTATTTTAGTATTTAGCGTTTTAACTTTGAATAAAGCAAAATCTTCTAAGGACATTCCTGCTAGGCGTGCCTGCTCTGCAAGTTTTCTTAAAGCATCGGTCGCTTCCCACTCGGCTATTAACTTCTTAGCCATAGCTTCGTTATTATCTAGGATTGCTAATTGCGATCTTAATCGTAGTTTAGTTTCTTCATCGGTTGCGCTATTTAATGCGGCTGTAATTCCGATACGCTCTAAATCGAACTTCTTTTTTAATTCTTCTACGTTCTTATTTTCGATCGCGTTCTTAGCTGTTAATAAGTCGTATTCTTTTTTCTTAGCTTTAAGTAGAAGTAATGCAATACGTAGATCTGGGATACCTGAGTAACCGCCTTCATTAGCGGCCGCTGGGCCTGATCTGCCATAACTACCAGTAGCCGCGCTATATGCACCACCGGCACCCACTACACCTAAAGCTGCTAAGAATGGGCCGGGTGTCTTACTAAAATAAGAAGCGGCGGCACCAAGTAATATAATTGATGGGCCGAAAGACGGACTACTAGTAAAGCTACTCAACTTATCAATTAATTTAGCTATCTGACCTGTTGCGAACTGTATGTTTAATCCTAGATTTTCAAAGTCTGTAGCTAAACTTTCAATAGAATCATCTTTACTTAAAATGGTTAGTGCATCTACTAAGCCTTCACCTATGGCTTTAGTAGCTATATTGGCGCTCTTACTTAACACGTCCATCTTGCCGGCATAGGTATCTAGGCGTGCGGCGGCCTGACCAGCGAATCGCTTTTCAAGTGCGGCCATGATCTTATTCATATCGCCGGTGGCTAATATGTTCGCATCTATACCAGTATTAAGAGATTTAATGCCTTTAGTTTGTCCTCGGATACCAGAAGATAAAGCATCTACTACACTATTTAGGCTTGCCCCTGTACCGGCGCTTATGTTTAAGGCGGCTTCTAGCGTGCGTTGAGCTAAAGTAATATCGCCAGTAACGTTTAATAATGTTTGAAATGGGGCGCGTAAGTCTGTGAGTATTGCGTAAGTTTTCTCTAATCCTTTTATATACGCTTCAACTTCTGCAACAGCGAAAGCATTACCAGTATTTTCTAGCTGTACTGCTAAGGATCTAGCGGCCTTCTCATCGGCGGCGAAAGCGTTAATAGCCTTCTTGCTAAACTGAAGAATCTGATAGGCGCTAAAGGTAGTAGCTAGGTTACGTCCTAATTTTGTAACTGATTTATCGAACGCGGAAATATCATTTTTACCCCTATTAAGGGCTTTACCATTCCAAGTAGCTAACGCCGATACAATTAAATTAGCCACTATGCGGCTCTCTTTATCTCAGTGCTCTTATTAAAGTTATCTACTGTTGCGTTTACAGCTCTATAGATTGCGTTATATACCTTGCCGCTATCTTCTGCCCAAGCTCTATAAATTAAGCGGCCTTTAGTTTTACGACCACCGGATCTAACGTCTTTCATTTTAGGCTGTGAAGTAACAGGCGGTAGATCTGTAACGAATTGATAACCGGCGAAAGGATTAGCCGAGCTGTAAGTCTTAGTAGATCGCGTTCTACCTCTGCTCTTACCTTGATAACCTTCTACACTGCCACCTGCGCCCGAAGCTACTCGCATAATTGGGGCGCGGCCTTGAGGATTTAATCTGCCGGCAGTTTCATAAATTGATCCACCCGGATTAACGTTATACACGTAGTTACTTACTCTAAATCCATTCTTAAAGGTACGGTTTTCACCTTCTCGGTAATCGATACCGCCTTTAGCCATAGCTGAATCAAATCTTGGAAACGGCCTGTAATCTGCGCGAGGTTTAGCTTCTCTAGTCCAGCCTGATAACACTTCACCGTTAGAAGGTACGAAGCCTCGCGCTTTGTTTCTAATTCCTAACATCGCAGGCCTAATAGCTGCGCTTATTCTTTCCTTCATATCCTCATCGATATAGTTCAAGCCTTTTAGAAGATCATTAACGCCGACCACGTGGAGCGGTTTTACTTGCGGCATTTTTCATCTCCTTAGCTCTATCTCGTAATACTTGAATAATTGCTTCAAGCATTTGTGGATCCATATCTATAAACTCTTTAGGCGGTATCCCTAATTCCACAGATAGCGCGGCTATCGTGTAGGTAATCGAATCCCGCTGTGTTATTTTTTTTCTTCGTCCATTACCTCGACGGTATCTAAACTGTCGATAAATTCGATCCCGAAAGTAGGCACTGTTATATTGGCCCTGCGTAAACATTCCCAAGCAAGCCAGTAAATATCGGTTTGCTTTTCATCTTCACGCAGAGCTTTACTAATGCCCATGTTTCGTTTTAACTCGAAGGCAAATTCAATACCCGGCGTAATTTTGTGCTCTGTTACTTCGCCGTTAGCCCTTGTTATCTTTAATTTTGCCATTATTACTCCTTAGAAGGTGCCAGTAGTTGCGTATGCAACAGTGGAGTTACATGTAAAGGAAATCGAGCTCTGATTTAGGCTTGCGACATCGCCTGAAATCGGGGTTACGTTATTGATCAAAATCGATACGGTGTAGAGCGGATTGGTAGCGCTTACAGCTGTACCTTTTTCTGGGATTAATACGGCTGTTACTGTGGTGCCGTAGTTAGTTTGTAATAGCGTGCTGATCTGTGAAGCCGCGAAGTCATTGAAAAAGTCTAGAGATAGTGTCGAAGCCTCTAAGCCTTTTGTATATCGGTGCGAAAGATCCCCAAGACTTGTGATTTCTAATTCATCAAAGTTTTGAGTAAGTGTCGCACTTGATACGTGGTCTGAAATATCTACAGTTGCGATTTTCACGCCAACCTTAGAATTGAGCATTACTGCCATGATTACTCCTCTTTCTCTGCGATTGGCGCAGCTTTAGATTTAGGTGTTTCTTTTATCTGACCTGTCCGAGCCAGAAAGTTATTTTCGTTTATATCGTATTGATCTGACATTTGATTAGCTCCAAGTCGTGAGTGTTGAGATATTGATCGAGCAAGTTAAAAGATCACCACTAGCCGCGTTTAAGATCGACGGAGCGGATACGCTAGTAACTGTTAGTGCTAAATTAGAAGCCGCTATCTTTTGAAATACAGCTACTAAAAATGTTTCGATACTTGCTAGGTTGCCTTGATTATCGAAGGCAGGTACAGCTATTAAAATAGAAAATGAAGCGAGTGGTGCGATAGTTGCGTTATCGTTATTAGTCGGAGTTATGTACGGATCCGCTGGGATTACGCTTACTGAGTTGGCTAATAATGTTGGAGCTGGGAATGCGAATGTGCTCCAGACACCGGCATTAGCTAGATCTGTAGCTAGCGTGCCTCTTAAAGTTGTTATCGCGGCTGGCATATCAGCCTATAAGTGCAAGGGGATTAGCGTACGGTTGGATTAATCCACGTACTCGATTTATTAATTGGTAACCCATTCGATAAGGCGAAGGTGAATAACCGTCCATACCGTTACCGCCTGTTTGAGAAACCTGCCGGGCCTGCCAGACATCGACCGCGATTATGAGTGCGGCGGAACGGATCGCCGGAGTATTCGCATAGCTGGCTGATTTGTGATCGGGCCCGGTGCAAGTGCCATACGGCATTACTCGATGGAAAGGGTCATCGGCCGCCGTTTTAGCATATTGAATAAAGCTATATCCGCTTGGATAAGTTTGGTAAGCCCAATTCCACCAGATCGCAGGTAGTAGATTGGCTGTGCCAGTTGAGAATGGGATAGTGCCGGTTAAAGTATAAGTGCCATTATAGGTAGCACCGCTCGCGGTTATAGTTACAGATTGACCAGTTACGAATATACCGGGATTAGCTAGCATTACAGTAGCGACGTTATTAGATATAGAAGTGGCTACTACCGGCGCTCTGTTAAACCATAGATATTGATTTAATAAATCTTCTGCCGTTTGGCAGACTTCTTCAACGGTTGCATCGGAGTAGAGCGTACCTATCCCAAGATCGGCGCGTAACTCAGCGACCGTTACATAAGTTGCGGCCATATCTCTACTCCTTTGCTAATAGCTCTCTAGGGCTAAGGGCTACTAAGCCCTAGAGATTTTTACGGTTTTATTAGGTTAAGTTGAAAGTACGTACGCCGCGTGTCATTGTTAC